GTAACCACCAACAGCCAAACATCAGACGGTGCTGCGCTCAATGCTGTAGAGGATACAACATTTGATTTCTGGACGCCCGCAGGTGTACCGGCTCGTATTAGAGTTGACTACGGCGAAGATGTAGAGTGCGATTGCATGGGGATTGCATCCCACACGGCTGGTTCAGAAGGAACCACAATAGTTGTTGAATACTCAGATGATGGGGTTTCGTTCACTGAGGTAGCATCCGTATCACCACTTACAGACGACACAATAATGGTTATCTTCCCATCAACAAGTGCGCAATATTGGCAGATCAGGCAAACCGATGCGGCTTGCTCTATAGGAGTTGTGAAGCTTGGCAAACGTCTCGTATTTCCTTCTGGGGTGATCAGCGGGCATATTGGTATCAATCATTCCAGCCGTGTTGAGCTTCTTACGCCGAATGTAAGTCAGCAAGGGCAATTCCTTGGAACACGCGTCAAACGAATAGGCGCGCGCGCAAACATAAACTTTGGACAGATTGAGACTGATTTTGTCGATAATGATATGGCTATGTTTGAGTATCATTTCAATTCCGGTCGCACTTTCTTTTACGCAGGGTCACCGTCCGAGTGGCCGGAAGACTACGGATACGCATGGCGTGCAGGCCGAGAAATGAGGCCATCGTATGATGAAGGCGGAGAATTGTCGCAAGTAGACATTGAGGCGGATTTCTATGTCGAGCAATGAGGACAGAGAGCCAATCGAATGGATCGAGATAGACCTTGACTATTGCAACCTGACTTTTGGCAATGCGCCATGCACAGCGGCGCTGTCCTCCAACACTGATAGGAAGTGCTTCAACACTTTTTTTACGTGCAAGGATCAAGCTAACTTCGATAAAGGCACGCTGACATATAAGCTTGTCATGCCTCGCAGTAATTATCCAAAGGGCGAGACGACTTTCCCTTGCCTTATATCCGTATCCGGACGCAGTGCAACAGCAAACATTGCTGGATCAGATGACAGCCTTTACCCGCTAGGCGTCCGTGGCTCTATCACTGCGGAGTTTTACGACTTTCCTTATCACGACAGATTTATGGATAAGTACCAATCTGAGCGTGTTAGTGGTGATGCGCAGTTTAGCGGCGTTGGGTATGACCCAAAAGCCTTTGGTACTTTTTGGAGCAAGCTTAGGGCACGTAATCCAAACTACGCCAACAGGCCAATGCGCCATTGTGTTGGGTATTTAGACGGCGGCATTCTGACTACAGAAACCGTTCGTAATTTCATCATCACAGAAGTAAAGCGTAATACGTCAAGTGGACGCGCTACAATCATCGGCAAGGATGTATTGAAGCTTGCTGACAATGATCGTGCAGTTGCTCCCCAGCCAAGCCGTGGGCTGCTTACAGAGGACATTGAGGAAAACACACTCCCAACATTCACGCTAAATCCAGTTGGTATTGGCGATGAGTACGCATCAAGCGGGTTTGCCGCTATCGGCTCTGAGATTGTCGAATTCACTAGAAGCGGAGACGATATAACACTAACCAGAAGAGGTGTTAGCGGAACCGATCCTAGCAGTCATAGCGTTGATGACACATTCCAACAAACATTCAGCCCACGACGTACACGTATCGATGACGTTGTATATGATCTGCTGGTTAACTATGCTGGCGTTGATGCGTCTTTCATAACTTTTTCTGACTGGGAAACAGAAACAACAAGGTGGGCACCATCTCTAAGGCTTACTGCCGACATTATGAAGCCTACTGGCGTTGCTGAGTTGATAGGCGAGTTGGCCGTTCTTGGCGTAACTATCTGGTGGGATGAGATAGATCAGAAAATCAGGTTTCTGATTAACCGACCTGTTGATACAGAAACCGTTAAGGTAATCAACGACAGAAACAATATTATTGACGGCGAGCAAGAGGATAGGGATAAAGACAGGTTGACGGAAGTCCTGTTTAATACCGTCCAGATTGATCCAAGTAGCGGCGTTGATGAAGGTAACTTTGCGCGCGGTGAGTATGTTATCGATGCGGAAAGTAAGCTAGGAAATTCGTTCGGTGATAAGCGCATAAAAGTTATCAATTGCCGGTGGCTTAACCACGGTGATAGTAGTTTGGCGCGTGTATTGTCTATCAGGCTATTGAACCGATTCCGCGTCCAGCCGGTAAGATACTACGTTGATGTTGATTATCGTGATGACGTGAGCGTTGCCGATGTTGTCGAATTAACATCTGACTTCATCACATCTGATACCGGGATACCGGAGGCGCAACTTTCTCAGGTTGTGAAGAGAGAAGATATTGAGGCTGGTCATAAGGTGGCGCTTACCTTGCAGCGCTTCCAGTTTGACCAAAGGTATGCCTATTTTACAGAGAACAGTCGTCCGGTTTATACTAGCAGTAGTGATGCGCAAAAAGCGCGCGGTGCTTATTGGGTTGGTGCTACAGAGATATTCGGAGATGGCGGTGATGCTTACAGGTTCGCATAAATGACAACTTACACCGAAATTCTTGATACCCAACTCGATCCGGACGCGCCGATTACGTCTGCTCTTGGATACCAGCTTAGGGATAACCCTGTCGCTCTTTCCGAAGGCGCAGAGGATGCCCCAAAGATATCGCCAACAGCGCTAGGTTCTTTGTTCCTTGGTTTTATTCAAGTGCCTACAGATAGTAACTACGTGGAAATAACTGACCTTGATAGAGTTAAGACAATTATAATGCACGGCGCTTACCTAGCTCCAAGCGCAGTATCTAATCGGGCGTTTCAGATTTCTTACTCTGACGATAACGGGTCTAGCTGGGAAACTGAACAAGACTTTTTTACACCAAACCAAGACATTGACGGATTTATTGCCATTCATTTTGACCTTGAGACAGGTGCGGTTGATGTTTCTGCGTCTCGTGATGGCGGTAATAGAACTGTGGAGACTAGCACGCTAACAGTACCGTCTGATGTGAACGCGATTAGGATACGAAATGAGGCCGTAGGCGGAGCAATAGACGCCGTCGCGGTTGCGATTGGTGGGGTGTCCCCATGATTGATAAGATTGGTGAAGGTTTGAATGCGATTATTGCGTCGGTTGTAGCGGCGGGGTTTGCGGCTAGTACGTGGTTGGTACGGCGTGTTTTGACTAATGAAAAGCAAATTGCTTTATTGGAGGCGGAACTAAAGTCACGACATGCTCAACGCGAAGAAGACAGGCAAGACGTGAAGGATTTAAAGTCTGATATTCGGTATATCAGAGAGAGAATGGACGGTATCAGTAGGTGAGGCAATGAGCATTCAAAATCTTCTAGACTATCTCGGTAAATACGAAAGCGGCAATAACCCCAATGCTATTTGGGGTGGCGTTGATCGTCTTGACTACCCAATCCTTGATCCCACTAAAATGACGGTTGGAGAAATTCTTGACTGGCAGGATAGTATCGACCGAAAGTATATGTCTGAGGCTGTTGGTGAATGGCAGTTTCTAGAGGATACTTTGCGCGGCTTGTATCGTCAGGCTGGGGTGTCACTTAACGATACCTTTAACCGTAATACACAAATTAAACTTGCAACCGGACTTTTAAAGCGGCGCGGGCTTGACGATTACCTTTCCGGTAAAACTAGCGTAGAAAAGTTCGCTCTATCCCTGTCTAAAGAATGGGCGTCAATGCCGGTTCCGTATGACGTCAACGGAAAGAAGCGTGGTCAATCCTATTATGCTGGCGACAACCTGAACAAAGCCCATGCTGATGTTGACGAATTTCTTTATGTAATCCGCAGTGTTAAAGCCGAGCCGGAACGCGAGCCAAGGGATAGTGTCGCGCAAACCAAAACCATGAAAGGTATTGGGGCTGCGGCCACTGGTGTAGCTGGTGCAACTGGCACCGCAATTGCGGGGCTTGACGGGACGGCTCAAATCGTGCTTATATGCTTCCTATGTGTATCCGCTATAGCTTTGGGGTGGATGTTCAGAAACCGCATTAAGGGATGGGCCAACGGTGATCGCTAGTATCAAATCTTGGATTTACGGGATTGGCGCTGCCGTTGTATTTTTCCTAGGTGCTTGGCTTTATCATAAGGGCGGGTCTAATGCTCGCCGGGATATGGAGGTAGACGACTATGAAAATGCTGAAGACATTCGCCGCAGGGTTAGCGTTGATCGCGCTGACGAGTTGCGGAAACACGATGACGCAGGGTGGCGCGACTGAAAACGCATTATGCCAATTATGGGGTGAGAGCCTACCAACGAGGTCTAAAAGCGATACGCCGCAAACGAAAAATGAAATTCAAGAGGCGTATGCAGACTTCGTAATCGCCTGTCCACAATGGGAGCATTTGGTGCCATGATTGGGAAGGTATTTTTTGGGATTACTGTGGTATTATTTTGCCTTGGCATTGTAGTAGCCGGAAATCACTACGGCGCAGCAGACACATCACCAAACGCATCCGCTCATGTAAAAGTGCAACTTGAGAGCGGTCACGGATCGGCAACGCATATCGGCAACGGATACTTTCTTACTGCCGCTCATGTCGTGACCGACAATGAAATTGTCGAACTTAAGTCAGACGACGGCAAGACATTTGATGCAACTGTTCTTTGGGTAAATGCTAAATACGACATTGCATTGATGTATGTTGCGGAAACAAAAGTTGCAAGTGTTGACGTTGAGTGCCGAACACCCGGCCACTCAGAGGATCTTAGCCTTCGCGGTAATCCTCTTAACGCTGAAAATATTACAACTTGGGGTAAGGTTGCGGGTAGTATTCGTGAAATCGGACCTTGGCTTTCTGTAATCCCGGTAAACGCGGCAATTGCACCTGGTATGTCTGGCGGAGGTGTGTTTGATGAGGATGGGGAATTAGTGGGCGTAAACGTTGGCGTGATGGTTATGCCGGTTGGTTTTGCAGGTGGTCCAGTAAGTCTTGCCTACGTTGTGCCTGCTGAAACTGTATGCTATCTTATGGGTAAGTGAATTGGCCTGTCCGGTGTGCCTTTGCTTGTGCGATGCCTCCTAACCGCAAGCATAAAGACCGGGCGCTATTTCCCATGAACATAAAGCTTCCGTCATATTATCTTCATGGCCTTAGCTTCAAAGGCACAAACGAAAGTTTTTGCAGTCATGCATGGCGGATGAGGGGAAGTTGCATTTTATGGCGTATATGGGTACACGTATTCGGAGAAAGGCATTGTGAGGCAAGCTTTAGATATTGGAGGAAGGTTAATGCGGACAACAAAAGTAAACACTGAAGTTGCGCAATACTTAATGAGGCAGTCGTTTGAAGAAGGATTTAGAGCGGCGGGTGGTTCCGGTAAATCAAGACTAAACCCAAGTAAAGGAAAATGGTTTGATTATTGGGTGCAGTCTAAAACGCGAGCCATGCTGATTGCTAATGGTGTTATTACAGGACAGGAGGGGTATAAGTGACCCCAGACCAGCAAACCGCCGTAGACCTGCAAAAAACCGGCCTCACACAGGCGCAAATAGCCGACCGGATGGGGAAGACACCTGAAGCCGTTAAGAGCCTCCTGCGCCGCGCTAGGAAGTGGATGGACGCGCCTGATGGACAACAGAAAGCAATCGAGGTTAGCGGCCTTGACATTGATCGCGCAAAGCATGGATGGCGCGTAATTCAGCATGAGGACGGATCGCGCGATAGCGTATTCTGGAAGTCTGATAGTGCCGACGAACAAAACGATCTACTAGAACGTATCGCAGACGCATTTCAATCTGTTCCTGCATATCGACCTAATCCAATAGCGCCGGTAAATGATGCGCTTATGACGGTATACCCGCTTTATGACATGCACGCCGGTATGATGGCATGGGGCAGGGAAACAAGAGATCAAGACTACGACCTAGACTTGATGAAGTCGGACCTTATCAATTCCATTGAAACGATTTCGGCCAATTCACCAGCGAGCGATCACGCTGTAGTTATTTTCGGCGGCGACACAATCCATGTCAACGACCAGAAAAATGAAACGCCAGGAAGCGGTCATAAGATGGATGCTGATGGGCGGTTTGAAAAGATCGTTGATATGACGATTGAAGCCGTAACCAATGCAATTGAGTTGCTATCCGAACGTCATGCCAAGGTTAGCGTGTACGTTATCAGGGGTAATCATGATGAGGAGAGCCACATAATTCTAAAGGCGGCTCTTAAGCAACGATACAGACTTTCTGATGCAATTGAGTTTCCTAAAATCGACGCATGGGATAAGTCGGAAATCTATTGGCTTAGGCACGGTAAAAGCCTGATCATCATGCACCACGGCGACAAGTGCAAGCCGGAACGTTTGGCTATGATTGCGGCGGACAAATGCCCTTGGTGGAGCGACACAACGCATAGGGTGATCCTAACTGGGCATTTGCATCACTTCAAGGTTCAAGATTTCCCCGGCGTTACGCATTACACGTTGCGGGCGTTCTGTCCGCCTGATGCGTACGGCGCTATGTTCGGAGGCAAACGTGGCGTTCAAGCTATGACGTTCAGCAACGTAAAGGGGCTTGTTAATCAAGCCCATGATCCGATTGAGAGGTAAGTAGTATGGAAGATAACGTAAACCACCCTAAACACTACACAGGTCACACCAGCGGCATCGAGTGTATCCAGATCACGGAACACATGGGTTTCTGTTTAGGTAATGCCGTCAAGTATATCTGGCGGGCAGATCTGAAGCATGACGCACTAGAAGACTTGCAAAAGGCGCGTTGGTATATCGACCGTGAGATTGAAAGACGTGATAAAGGAAAAACCCCGCACTAGGCGTGGGTTTTGTTAGGCAAAGACCTCAATCCTCGCGCCAACCCCATCAATGTTGACCTTTCCCCAGCTATCATAGCCGGATACCGAAATGTCCTTGCTGATAGTTGCTGCGTATTCTTTTCCGGCGGTGACGGCGGCGGTAATGCCTTTATGCATGTTGGATGAAACAAAATCAGCTACAGGGCGAATACGCTGCAAGCGCATGGCGCGTTGAACTATAACGTCCGACTTGCCCTTTTGGCGAAGGGCGCGTGCGGCGCAAGTTGTTCCGAAATACAGAACTTCACCGGATTCGTTTTCAAGCCCGACAGTTCTGGAAAGTTTAGACTTGCCGCAGCAATCGCAAGTAGTGACTTCATCAGTGATGCCGTGGATTTTGTAGATGGTCATGGCATGTATCCTTCTGCTTCTTACACCCTACACCCACAAGAAAACCCGCGTCAACACAAAATCGACGCGGGTTCCAATCTTTTTTAGGATTTGCTAGGTACAGCCCGAAACCCGCTCACCAACATTGAACACAAATCCTCAAATCCATCACGCCCCATAAAGCACTTGTAACCGTCCGAGTTTTCATAGCACTTGTAGCGCTCTCCGACTTTGTAAGCTGGTGACGCTGACACAATGCACTCATACTCCTGACCAGCCTGCCACACAAACTTTTTACTGTGTGACGTGGTATTAGGGCCATCTTTACGCAATGCCATATTAAAACCTCATCGGCAGAACAACCGCCAAAAACCTGTCATCCTCAGTCGGTTTGATAACGGCTGGTGATATTGGTTTTTCTCCGTCATAGTAGAAATCAACGTCTCCGCCCTCAGATTGCGCCAAGATCTCCGCCAGATACTTGACGTTGAAGCCCATATCGACTGATGGACCGCTTACATGTGCCTCAACCTCTGTCTCGCCTTGGTGTGTGTTCTGTACGGAAAGGCCAACAGCATCTTCACCGACCGACACCTTTACCGCCCGTACCTTATCCTCGCAAACCATAGCGACGACAGATGCAGCGTTAGAGAAATCAGCGGCATCTACCCGGAACGTGTCTTTCAATCCTTGTGGAATGACGCGCTGATAATCAACAAAAGCCGCATCGATCACCTTGGACACAATAACCGTGTCGCCAAGGTCAAACTTGATTTTCCCATCTGACACGCTGACTTGCACGTCACCAATGGAAAGCACCTTCACCATCTCAGAGACGGCCTTGCGAGGCACAATAACGCCGGGAAAATCCGTTGTGCCTTCAGTTGTCACTTTGGCAAGCCTGTGACCGTCCGTGGCCACTGCCGTTACTCCGTCATCCGTTTGGTGCAGGTAAATGCCGTTAAGGTGATAACGCGCCTCTTCCGTTGACATGGCAAAAGACGACTTCTTAAACAGCCTGGCCAGTTCATCCGCCTTGATGTTGAAAGACGCGGTGTATTCCTCGCTCGCGATCTTTGGGAATTGGTCAGCCGGAAGCGTGGCAAAGTCAATCTTGGTTTTTCCACTTGATGCATGAAGCCTTCCGTCTTCTGCGGACAGGGAAACGGGTTGACCCTTCGCCATCTTCTTGACCACGTTCGCGAGTAGATCGGCGCGTACGGTTGCTTGGCCGCTTTCCTCAACATCACATGCAACGCGAGTTGTCGCCTCAATATCAAGGTCCGTTGCTCGAACGGTCAAGATACCATCTTCCGCTTCAAGGTAGACATGGGCTAGAATTGGCAGTGTGTTCTTTCGTTCGATAATGCCTTGCACCGTTGCGAGTGCGCTGGCGAGTGTGGGTTGTTCGATTGATAGCTTCATGTATTGGCCTCCATATATGCCGCAGCATCGTCAATATCTTCCCTGAAAAAATCAGGATCGTAGTCAGAGTATTCGGTCTTAAACCGCCAAGTTTGCTTATGATCTTCACGGCTCATATTGGTAACGTTAGACGCAATCCATTCGAGCCTTTCGGCGTCAGTAATGGTATGGCTCCACTTGCCTTGCGCGATCAACTCGGCGCGGGCCATCCCGGCGTATGGTAGGTTGATTAGTTCGTGGGGTGTCATTACATACACCACGCGAAATGCGTAGGACCGCCATCATCATGTGGGTTCCATGTCCATCCGGTTCGTTCTGAAACCCACATTCCAACACGACCCGGAAATAGTCCATTCTCCATATCTTTAACCCACTTCATTTTACAGACATCGAAAGGGCCATCTCCATCATCAAACCACGATAGCCAAACTGTGGTTCCGTCCTTTGGAGCCTCAGTGATACATTGCCAATTCATCCCTACTTCCCTCCTTCTATATCGTGACGCCACTGCCACCACCTATCAAAGTTCCTGCAACCTTCACCGCCTTCCGGGCATGGTCTTGCAATATGCTCAAACGGGCTAGCGTGGATCGGATCGCTTCCTGCAAGCTTGTCGTAGATCGCAAGCGCCTTGTCAACTGTCATGGGTTTCCCGTCAACGGTCTTGTAGCTGACGGATGCGCAACTGGCGGCGGAGATTTGCTTAGCCAAAGCCCAAGGGTAAATATATTCATCATCGTCGTACGGCAAATGCCACATATCAGGCTCAAGCCATTCCGGCTCACTCATTGCCATCGAAACCTTCATTTCTTGCGATAGATAAGCGATCTCGGGCTGCGCATCAGGATGGTCACGCAAGGCAAAGAAATGGTCATAAGCGTCTTTAGTTGCCGTAACAAGCACATTGATGTGCGCGAATGGCTCTAGGATGCGGTTGACGATTTGTTTGTGGTATCCCATGCGGGCCATGCGTTTAGCGCGGTGGATTGCGTCGGCGCTGGCAAGCAGCCATTCCGTTTCCCCACTCTCCAATTCCACCCCCGCCTGCATTCCCGGCTTGTTACTACCCCAATGGATAGGCATTGCAGGATCGTCAATCACGTCCTGGATAAGGCGTTCCACAGGTATAGCACGGCTTGATGATGCATTACGGCTAAAAGCGCGATGCGTCATAAATTCACTATGAATAAACCGTGGATACCGCAACTGCATTGTTGTAAGTCTTGGGCATCCATCGGAAATGCTGTCCGCGATTACGGTTGCTGTTATTGTCATTCCACCTCCATAGACGCATAATACACCTTACCCTTGTACGTGTTCGGGTCGATAAGTCTAAACCCGTATGCGTAACCAATAATAAAGGGTAAGGCGATGATTGATAGGATTGCGGTTGTCATTTTTTGCGGACCTCTAGCATGGCGTCGGCCATGCGGTAGCACTCATAAGCTATAGTATCAACTGCCTTTATCTTTAATGTCCTGCTGTCGCAAACATTATACATCGCCTGACCTGCAAACCAGTCGCGCAGGGTCATTCCTTCACTCACAAGCCCACCTTCGTCACTAACAATTGGAAACGCCGGTCCCCCATCACTCTGTGTCAACTTCAACAACCTCCTGTTTCGTCGTCGTGCCGATGTGCTCAACGGTTACGATATGACGCAACCGCAACGCCTTAATCGCGCCGATACCTTTTTGGTATGCGGCCACGGCGTCTGTGATTGCTTGATTATAGGCTATGGCTTGGGCGTGGGTCATTTTAGACCCTCCGTAACACCGTCATCCCAGAGGCATTGCGGGTAACATTCCTTGCGCAATTTATATGGATTTACGTTTGCGCCCTTTCTTGCTGCAATGCCATCACCATTACAGAAATCGGTCTGTCTAAACCCATTCTTGCAATATTTCGTTTCTGTATCGTGTGCTTTACAAGATTCCATATCTCATTCCCTCCATGTAAAAAGCGCCCCGCACTCATAGCATGGGGCGCTTAGTCTGTCAACCGCTACACGAACGCTCACCAGTCTCCGGATCATATGTGCACGCCGCAGGCTCATCGTCAACCGAAGTCAGCACCGATCCCGTCACATCGTTAGGCCGATACGTGGTGCAGCCCTTACAACCGCTATCGTAAGCCTGCATATACACGTCCTTGAACGCTTCAAACCCAATATCCTCGGGGCAGTTGATCGTCTTGCTGATCGCGTTGTCAACGTATTTCTGCGCCGCAGCTTGCATCTTGACATGCGCCATGGGGTCAATGTCCTGTGCCGTCACGCAGTCATAGCCAAGCGCAACAGCATAGTCCGTCACGGTCTCGATCCGATGCGATCCGTCATTCTCCAGAACCTTGCGCGTGTAGGACTTGGCAAACACCGGCTCAATGCCAGACGACACGTTGCCAGCGTAGAGACTAATCGTTCCGGTTGGGGCGATGGACGTGAGAAGCGCGTTGCGGATGCCGTGCTTGCTGATCTCATCGTAAAGTTCCGGCACCGTATCGTTGTAATAAAGTCCAGCATCAAAAAGCGGGAATGCGCCCTTCTCTTTGGCTAGGTCAATTGATGCAAGAGATGCCTCATGAGCAATGATACCCATAAGACGCTCAGTCAATTCCGCCGCATCGTCGCTACCGTATTCAATGCCGCACATCGCCAGCATATCCGCAAGGCCAGTCACGCCAAGCCCAATGCGCCGTTTTGCCTTCGCCTCTTGCTTCTGTTGCGACAATGGATATTCGCTGGAGTCAATGGTGTTATCCATCATGCGGACGGCGATACGGACGATTCGCTTAATTTCGTCAACATCAACCGTGCCTTCATCATTGACAAACTTCACCAGATTAATCGACCCAAGCAGGCAAGCGCCATAGGGGGGCAATGCCTGTTCGCCGCAAGGATTGGTTGCCGCAATCGTCTCGCAATAGTTAAGCGGATTACGTTCATTAACGCGGTCAATGAAGATAACCCCAGGCTCTGCATAATCATACGTAGATTGCATGATGAGGTTCCATAGGTAGCGGGCTTCGACGGTGCGATAAACCTTGCCGCCGAAAACCAATTCCCATTCCGCATCCGACTTCACCGCTTCCATGAAAGCATCCGTCACCAGCACAGACACGTTGAAATTGCGCAGTCGCCCCGGTTCGCGCTTGGCGGTAATGAAATCTTCAATGTCGGGATGATCGCAACGCATAGTCGCCATCATAGCGCCCCTACGGCTACCGGCTGACATGATCGTGCGGCACATCGCATCCCATGTGTCCATGAATGGCAGAGGCCCGCTAGCGTCCGCGTCAACGCCTTTGACGTGCGCACCTTTAGGCCGCAGCGTCGAGAAGTCATAGCCGATGCCGCCACCTTGCTGCATGGTCATTGCGGCTTCTGTCAAGCTGTTGAAGATGCCTTGCAGGTCGTCGGGGATCGTGCCGTTAACAAAGCAGTTGAACAGCGTCACATTCCGCCCCGTTCCAGCGCCTGCCGTGATGCGACCAGCGGGGAGGAATTTGAAGTTTTCCAATGCCTCATAGAAAGCTGGATACCAGTCTTGCGGGCGCAACTCAACGTCAGCTAGAGCGTTGGCGATGCGGGACCATGTATCTTCTACTGTCTCATCGTAAATCGTGCCATCATGCGCCTTATGGCGGTACTTCATATCCCAGATTTGTTCCGAGATATGTTGCTGGAACGGCGATACGTTACTTCCCTGTGCTACCAAATCCGTTTTCCCCGCGTTCTGTTTGCTTGCGTTCATGTGTCTCTACAAATTCCGTTTTCGTTTCCCTTACCAAACGCGCTTGCGCAACACGATCACCAACCCACGGCCACTCTGGATTGCCATCACCAATATAGGCAATCTTAACCATTAACTCCCCGGTGAAATCGCTATCAACGATCCCCACGGCATTGGCTAGGATGAAATCATATTTGAACGCAAGGCCGCTGCGGATGTACACCTCTAGGTGATACCCCTCCGGGATATTGAAGGCTAGGCCAGTCCCGTAAATGCGAGCGTTTGAACATGCAACCTTAACAGACGTGGCAGTGAGGTCAAAGCAAGCGGCTTGTGCGGTTGCGAAGATTGGCTCTGTGGCGGATGGGTCTAGTAGGGTGTATTTTAGTATCACCGCACTACCCCCCTATACGAAAACACCTCACCACCAAGCCGAACCTGCACAAGATTAATCAAGTCTCGCTCATACAAATCGTATACCGCTTGGAATACACTTTTTCGATGTCCGGTCGGATCTAGGTCAGTCTCCCCTTGCCAGTATTCCAGAACACCCCCTTTCTTCGTTGGCGTCTTGTCGTCCAGAACCGCCATACGCATCATGCGTGCGGGATCCTTGTGCTTAGTGTAGCTGATCATCTTCTTCCCCTTCTTCATCATCCTCAAAGTAAAACACGTCCAGCATATTCAAGAACATATTTACCCCGTGCGCCCCGTGGAAATACATCTCCGACCCGCCTTCCATCGTGATCGTGCACTTGAAGTCTTTCTTATCGCACGACATGGTGGCGGTTACTGATTTGGCGTTGGATTTAGTCATTGTCGATTACCTCGCGGAAAAGGGTATAGTAACTGTTAGCATGACAAGGATTTTCGGTGTATTTTTTTCAATTTCGTCATACCATACTTCACGCGGCCCATTGTGTTCTTTCACAACGCGGAAGTCGACGATATTACCGTCAGAAATATTATGGTCCCAAAATGCACTTTGTGCTTTACCTTCTGCTTGCCAACCTGCCGCAGCTTTTATCTCCACCACACTCTCAGGATGCACCGGGCACTCACCGCCATTCCAACCGTGCCACTTTCCGTCATTGTAGTCAGTCATTTTCCCAATCCTCCACTTGATTAAACACCAATTGCAGAAACGCTTCGGCACCTTGATCGCCAAACGTCATGCGCAACTCCTTTTCAGTCCAGTCGTTGCCGAAAATTTCCAGCGTTTCAATCTCCATTGTTTCCGGGATGATCTCATCCCATACAGGCGAACGCGGAACTCCGTAATCAACACGCTCAGTTCGAAACGTAACGATTGCCTCAATTTCACCGGATACTTTTGCTGTTGGCATGGTGGCCTCCTATTGTCTGTAACCTATACTAGACCGAGATATTTAGCGCTGTCAAGAAAAAACGCCTTAGCATCATGCGGAGCATATCCGACGATCTTTGTTCCTGATGGCGCAAACGGTAGATACCATTCGTCAGGATGCGGTCCCATGATTTGCTCGGCTTCGTCCGCTAGAATAGCATTATCCGCTGACTTGACCTCGTAAGGCTCATCTACTGGTAAACCAAACCGCTCACAAACCGCCGCCATGATTCGGCTTTCAGCTTCCTTGTATCCAGCGATATAAGGCTTTGCGGGCTTAACAATGTCAGCAATGTAAGCCTCGCTGGCGTCGTGTAGCAGTCCCCATGCGGCGTGTTCAGACGGGCATATCTGGCTGACATATACGCTATGCTCGGAAACGCTATAGAAGCCCTTGCAGTGACCATTGAACCTACACATCATGGACAAGGCATGTGCAATGTCGTAGATGTCGATATCTTCTGGGCGGGGATCAATAGGCCAAAACTTGCGGCCTGTGATCGTTTGCATCCAGTCGCCGTTACGCTGGGTCATATCTCAAATAAACTCCTAGGTTGATCCGACAATCCGCCGGGGTAAATGAATAGCTTTTCCGTTGCCTTGTCGTATTTGTCATATTTTTTAGTGACGTATTTACTCACCGTCTTTTCCCAAATGCACCGCCATTCGTCCGGAGCGGTGTATTCACTAACAAACACGCGGCACCTGCTGGATAGAACAAAAGCCCATTGCCAGAATTTCTCGTGGCAAAACTCACCTCCGTAACCTGTTGTCGATGCGTACGGCGGGTCACAATATACCGTGCTTCCGTCCGGTATTTCTAGGTCAAGGTATGACATGCGGGTGAATTTTGTTCCGATTAGGCCGGGGCGCTGTTTAACCAAGTTTTTCGAGCTTCCTGCAGCATAGTTTTCTTTATGCGCATAACCACCCCAAGGCTTAGAACCGAATGAGCACGTAAAACACGCAAACCCAACAATACACGCATCATATTTATCCGGTGAACCCTTGATGTCATAGTACTCATCCTGCGTCAGCTTCTCCGGCGGCTCCCACCCATTCGCAACCGCCTCAAGCAACGCAACCGCATATTCAGCCGTATCATTTCCCCACTTATGTTTAGCTGGCACGTTGGACAGCATGTTACCGCCACCCATGAACGGCTCGATGTACCAGTTAGATTGGTCATGCCCGTTCATAAGTATCGGTACGATATGCTTGGTGTATCGTGCTTTTGATCCCATGTAGCGCATTAGAACAATTCCTCTTGCTTGGCGGTATTCTTAGGTGGCTCAACGAAAAACGAAGGCTGCTTATATGCGTCATCTATGCGATTACATGCTATGTCAAAGTAATCCGCGTCAAGTTCAATACCAATAAACTTACGGCCAAGTTTTGCACATGCTGCGCCGGTTGTTCCGCTTACCATGAATGGGTCCGCAACCGTGTCATCTTGATTTGAAAACAGAGATACCAACTCTATAATTAACGGTTCTGGTTTTTGAGTAGGGTGGACGCCACCACCTGGTGTGTTTTTGTTGTAAATGAAGTTACCCGGCCTTCCACCGCCGTTCCACTTGCTTTTCCCCTTACCGCACCACGCAGAGACCATCATTTCATGTCCTACGCTTGGACCTTGGCCGTTGAATTGCGGCATGGCGTCAGGCTTAATCCAGACCATAGCTCTTTTGTACTTTGCGCCGCAATTCTCTATTTCGTCCCTCCACGCCCTAACGCCTTCCGCCATGCAGAATATTATTGCCCATCCGTCGCTGACACGGCAAATTTCTTTGGCAACTTCACCGCGAACCTCGTCAATCGCCCCAAATCCTAATTCTTCGTGTCGAACGTGAGAAGATGGTGATTGTTTAGACAAAACACCCCATTTATTTTGCATGACGGCTTCATACGGCGGATCAGTAACCACAGCGTCCACCGGACCCAGAGTCGGAATTACCTCAAGGCAATCACCTTGATACAACGTACAGTCACCAATGACTACTTTGCGTTTCCACGGATTACTCAAAACGGC